GTAATTTTGGATTCATCTGTAATGCAGGAACGTTAACTAACTCCGCATCATTTGACCAGTTCCTCGTTACGGATGGTGTTACGTCTAATACCATTGTGGGTACTGCAAGAGCCTCTTTCAAATCCCAACTTAAAATCCTAAGTACAGCTAGACAAACCTTCTTCATCCGATTAAAAATAGTCTCACAATCCCGTACGCGTTTTGTCCAATCCCTCAAGCTCATCCATACTAATCGGGGTAAGTTTTTGGGTAGGATAGTAGGAAGCAGTACAGTAAGAGGGTTGTTCAAACTTCGTGCGTCGTTGGTAAGCAAAACAAGAGCACAAGTACTACTCAGACCAACCATCCTTCAAACGGTAAGAAGCACCTTTAAGACCACTCTAAAAATTACGGGTAAAGCAAGGGCAACCAGTCGTACTAAAACCGCTATAGCAACCAGCATACGAGGCTTGTTTAAGAACAGACCTACAGTAGTGGCCCAAGCGCGTTCTACCAGCAAATCCTCAGCTAGGGTACTAGGCACAGCAAGAAGTCGTTTCCTAACCCGCTATCAGTTTACATCTACAGTACGGTCATTCGTCAAGTTACGGGCCTCTTTAGCAAGTGTAGGACGAAGCACATTTAAGGTGTTACTATCTGCTACACACAGTATCATAGCACAGGGACGTACGAGAGTATACACAAGAGCAGTTGAGGGTAGTACAGGTAGGGTTGTATTCTACGAGAGGGGAAAAGTAGTTGGAGCAGCAAGAGCTACAGATAAAGTTAGTTACGGAATTAAAGGGTATGCAAGACCTCGCTACAATACCAGGGCCAGTGTCAGTGTCAAAGGTAGGGCAAGGTTTTTATCGGCCATCTCCTCTGCAACCATCTCAAGAGGACTTTACAAGGTTAGAGCAGGAGTTAGAGGATTTAGTTATGGGCAATACAGAACCAGAGCAACCATTCTCAGCAAAGGGAGAGCTGCTTGGTTTATTCGACAGATTATCACCAGCAATGCAAGAACTCTTTTTAAGACACGGTATTCAGTGGTTATACGAGCACGAACACGCTCTCTCTTACGTTATCTCACCACAATGGCAAACCGCTCCATTTTCAAAACCAAAAACCTCGTTCTCACAAACGCAATTGCAGCGCAAACGAGAGCAAGATATATAACCTCAGCAGTAGTCAAAGGGAGTAGTCGTGGAACTTACAAAATTCGAGTTGGACTTCTTGGGCAGAACAGGGGAACATTTAAGACTAAAGTCAATCTTGCAGGAAGTACGCGGTCACGCTATAACACCAGAACGCTACTTCGAGCTATGTCAAGAAGTGGGTACTTTAGTAGACCCAGACTTAGCACGACAGTTCGACCTCGTTTTCTTATTGCCTTCCGTGTCACAGGACAAGGCCGTACTCAAAACCTTATCCGAACTCAAATCAGGACGGTTCAACGAGTTGTTGATAAAATCCGAACCCAAGTCAGAGGACAAGCCCAAAGCACGTTCAAGACGCAGTTCCAAGTCCAAGCCAAAACAAGAACCCGATTTGTAGAGGCTATCCGTCTAGCATCAGGGGTTAGAAGCCACTATGTTAATCGGTTCCTCTTATCCCCATTTGGTAGGTCTATCTTCAAGGTAGGGAGTGGCGCGTTATCCTTACCCTTAGCCTATGCTATAGACAAGGTACAACAGCTTCTCCTTCTTAGTAGTAGTCGTACACAGGTACTACAATCTTCAAAGACAAAGGTTACGGCCCTCTTAACCATCACACGTAAAGGAACCACAATGCCATCTCCCAACAGTACGGTACAATCCATCATCACCGTTACCGATGTATATGGCAACCCCGTGACCAATCTCAGCGCGATTAGCTTTGTAGTCACCTATCCTGATGGTACAACGGCTACACAGAGTCTTGTCAGTGGGGTAACAAATGTGGGAAGTGGACAATACAAAACCACGTATGTCACAAAGATGGAAGGTGAACATACAGAAAACTGGACTGTCACCGCGTTTGATGGTGTAACAGTGGCTAATTACACTTATAGAGTAGGGGTTACATACTAATGAATGAGAATATACATAAAGCAGGATTTGCCTACGGTTTCAATACAGCAGCGTTTTTCCCTTGGTTAGACCCATATGAACGTACCGAACTTTCCGTTGCTCCTGCCCTGTGGGTAGACTATCAGAACGAGTATAAAGAGGGTTGGATTGAGGGTTTCAAGCTGGCCCTGGAGTTAATGTATGCCGCAAAAACAGAAGCCCTCACTGGTGGAGATAGTACGAAGCAGTCCGATAGAGTTCATACGAAGGTTTCTCACTAGTGCTGACGGTGAACCTGCCCTACCCCATAGTGGACAAGAAGCTGTCCTGACCGCCGTTATGAACCCTTTACTCAAAGATACGGTTATTGTTGCGGGTAGGCAATGGGGCAAGTCTATCCTCTTGAGTTGGTTCATCTGCTGGTTCCTCATGCGCTATCCTAACAGACACGTATGGATAATCGCCCCTACCTTAGACCAAGCCCGTATTATCTTTAATGAAGTAGCTGGACACTTTAGACGCTACCCCCTCAATACGATGCTGGCTAAGAAGATAGTCGAGTTTCCCTTTCCTGCACTCTACACGTCTAATGGTTCGATTTGTCATGCTAGGGGTGCAAATAGTCCACAGTACATTCGTGGTAATCCTGCTGATTTGATTATTGAAGATGAGGCGGCGTTCATCAAAGAGGGTGTGCATACCAACGTTATAGAGCCTATGCTTACTGTTACTGGTAAGAAAGATGGTAATGGTATCATACGGATATCAACGCCTTTTGGTACGGGTGACTTTTACAATGGTGCTCATGCTGCGGAACTTGACACTACGGGACGCTCTAAATACTTCCATTTTACCTCACTAGACAATCCTCATGCGGATGTTAGACGCCTACATGCTATACGGGACTTGTACGGGGAATCCAGTCTAATTTGGCAGACTGAGTACATGGGCAATCTGGAAATAGCTGACCTGTCTATCTTCCCTTTTGCAGATATCAAATGGGCATATGAGCACTATCCCTATACCACAAAAGAAGGAGAGCAGGAGTACCCCCAATCCCCTGTAGCTGGTCATAGGTATGTTCAGGGAGTTGACCTTGCAAACCGTTCGGACTACTTTGTGGCGTCTTTGTTTGACGTTACTAATCCCATGCTTTCTCATATGGTTAGGCATGATAGAATGCAACTCAAGGGTTACACGACGTATAAAGCGATTGTTAGGCAAAACTACCACGCGTTTAACTCTCCTAAAACCCTCATTGATGCAACGTCACTTGGAGAGAGTGTTGTTGAAGACCTGCAAGATATAGGTGCAGAGGGGTTTAGATTTACGGGTTCTCAAGCAAAGTATGACCTCGTTCATAACCTCGTACGTATGCTCAACGAGCACCGCATCACCATCCCCTATGATAGAGACATTATTGATGAGCTACGATACTTCAGCTATGAGATAACACCGTCTAAAAGAGTGAAGATGGAAGCGAGACAGGGCCATGATGATATCGTGATGGCGTTGGCTTTGGCGGCTCAATTGGCATCTCAACCCTATATGACGGGATTCTTTCTGGGCGTTGACTTTGATGGCTTCGGCAACCCCACTCATGTTAAACGGATGCCTCGTAACTATGACCCCTTTAAGGATGAAGAATGGGAATAATCAGCAAGTCTATCAAGAACTACCTCAATCCCACTACAGTGTCAAAAGCATCACGGGGTACGATGAGTTCTTATACGATGGGCGTATCACCTTCATACGGGCAACCATTTCCAGAGGTGGTAGCTGGTGACGCTTCAGGCCTTATCACAAGAGAACGTATGCGCGAGATTGTAATGAAGACCCCTACTGCTGCGGCTTGTCTTAACGCTGTATTGGATTATGCTTCAGGTGTAGATATTGCAGCACGAAATAAAGACGCTTCGTTAAAGATAGGCAAGCAAAAAGAAAACGTCATAAAGGACTACCTCTCAAGCCCTAATCCCCAGCAATCTGGCAGACAGTTTGAATTGACCTTGTTACGTGACTTATGGACGTTTGGGTATGCTGCTGTTGAAATAGACAAATCCCCTGGACACCGCCCATACCTTTGGGTACTAGATAATGCTCGATTACGAATAGACTATGATGAGCATGGTACGGTTAACGGGTATGACATGCTAAATGCGAGAGGATTACCGATTAGCAAAAGTGGGGGTACGTCACACAATTACCAACTCCCGACAGGCATGAATATGGGGGTTACGGATTATGAAGGTGATGGCGAACACGGTTGGCTACCACAAGAGATAATATTCTTCTCCCGTAATCCAATCTCTTCCTCAGTCTACCCTACATCACAGTTAACGCAACTATTCACGTGTGCTGTTATAGAAGACATGATGTTGAATTTTATTGGTGGTAGGTTTACCGATTCCAATGTGCCGTTTGGTATAATGGACTTGGGGGATGTGACTGAGCAAGAGTTAAAGATAGCCATCAACAACTGGAATGCACAGGCCAGAGAGCAACATAGGATTTTATTGACGGGTTCTAAGGGGGGTTCTAAATGGGTTCCCTTTGGCTATCATCTGAAAGACCTAGAGGCTACGGGATTACTTGCTGAGGTCAGGGGTAAAATCATGGCTATCTGTGGTGTAACCATGAACGAGTTAGGGGAGTCTCAAGATGTTGGTAAGTCATCTGGCTATAATCTCAGCTTTACCTTTAAGAAACGTGCTATTGAACCTGTTCTTGATGAGTATGTTGATACGCTTACGAGAAGACTTATATGGGATGAACTTGGCTACACAGACACGGAACTTTACTATGAGCCTATTGATAGTAGAGATGAGCAAGTACAGGCCCAAATAGACATTGAGTACCTTAAAATGGGTGTGGTGACTATTAACGATATCCGTAACCGTAGAGGCGCACCCGATATCCCTGGGGGTGAAGTTAACTACGTGTTTACTGGTTCCTCATGGGTTCCCGTTGAACTGCTACAAGAATTTGCTCAGGTGCTCATTAACGTAGAACAATCCGCTACGTTGGGCAACATCTCTGGTGATGAGTCTTCCAATAATGCAAAACTCAAACCCGCGCAAGGCGACACACAATCCGCCCCCAAGAGGCCCGAAGGGAATGTCCATTCTATACGGAACACTACAGGTGAAAAAAGATGACACTCTTAGATAAGACGTTCATTGCAAAAGAGTGGACTGCTGTTAAGGCTCTTGTTAATGCTGATGGAACCGTGACTATTGAGGGGTGGGTTTCTACCAACCATTCCGATATGGAAAAGGACGTTGCAGAACCCGAAGCTTTTGAGGGGGGTACGTTTTCACAGTACTTCTACAGGGGTGCTCCACTCTCTAGCGAACACAACACCACCAACTACCCCATAGGCTACCTGCAAAAAGGTTCTCTGGTTCGTGATGGTACGGTCATTCAAGAAGCGTTTCATCCCGTTAATCCAGCACAGGTATACAGAGATTTCTCCCCTTCACCTACCGATAGCGGGTGGTACGGCATTGGACTCATTGATGACCCTATAGCTGCACAAGCGGTAGCCAAAGGGAAAATGCGCTCCTTCTCTTGGATTGGCTCATTGAAGTCATACGAACCTATTGCTGGTGGAGGGCGAAGATTCATCAAGGTAGACCCCCTTATTGAGGCTACCGTTACCGCATATCCCATGAATCCCAATGCTGTCATGCGGATTGCAAAAGCCTATATGGGTGTTCCATACGAACCCCACAAGTTACTCTTCACAGTACAAGGTGTGGAGAATATATTAAGCCGTTACGCTGACAAAAGCGAAGCGATTAGAAGGAAACTTAACAATGGGTGATGAAATTCAGAATGCTACAACTACAACCCAGGATGACCTGTTAGAACGTTTGCTCGCTGGTGCTGCAACAAAGGCAGCAGAGGTAGAAGCGGCTAAGGTTTTGTCAAAGGGTGTGGTTACGAAGAGTGAGATTAGTGCGGCTCTAGGGCAATTCGAGACGAACCTGCTTAGTAAGGTAGAGGCATTGTTAACGGCTAAAGCTGTTGTGCCTGTTGAGGAAAATGAAGAGACTGTTGCCAAAGCTGGGGCTATGGTGGCTAATGGACGTAAGGGTACGATTGCGGGTTCCAGTAATCCCCGTGATGACAATCCAATCAAGTACTTGGTGCAGAAAGCGCGTTCAGAGAAACCCGTTTATGATGAGACTGACAAGCAATTGATGTGGGCATTGACCCTTAAAGGTATGACTGCTGGAATGTCTTACGATGCAACAGACGGTGTTGATTTCGGTGACGAATATGGAGATAATTAAATGGCTTTGGCTACTGATGCGTTAATTCGTAAGGCGACTACCACAACCGCCAACTTGACTCAGCTTATCCCACAGATTTGGGCGGCACAGATGGAAGTCAATCTTCGTCGTCGTGCTGTGTTTGAGCAATCCCTTGTGGTAAATACAGACCTTCTCGTTCCTGGTGCTGGTGACCGCGTATTCATTCCTGCATTGCCCGATATCACCTTGGCGGATATTCTGACTGAGGGTACGGACATGAACATTTACGCCCTTTCTAATTCTGCTTCAATCCCCCTTATTCCTACGGAGTATGGCAAGACGATTGAAATCACCCGTAAGGCTATGGACAGAATTAAGTACGACGGTATGAGTGCTATTGTAGACCGCTTGGCCTATGCCATGTCTATCCGTATTGAACAGAATACCGCTTCGTTGTTTAATGCAACCGCGTCTGCTGGTCTTCCTACGGCTAAGACTGTCTTTGGTGGTGGTGTTCTCACGACTATCCCTACCGTGTATCCTAATGGTCACGCGACTGGCTCTATCGTTACGACAGATAGTATGAACGCTTCGATGCTCTCACAGGCCGTTGCGCAAATGCAGCAGTTCGATAATGTCCCAATGGATGATGGCTACTACTGGTTGTACCTTGCTCCTGATGCTTTTCAGAGTCTTATGATGGACTCGAATATCCGTCAGGACTTGCGGTATGCTGCACCCGAACGGCTTATTAACGGAGACCAGGGTGTAATCTATGGCGTACGTATCATCCTAACCAATTACGTACAGACGACTGCTGAGGGTGCTGGTGCTGCTGTAACGGTTAATAACAACATGCTTGTTGCACCTCGTTGGGCGGCTATTGCTTACAAACGTCGTCCTGAGATTGTTGTTGACCCTACCCTGTACGATATGGGCCGCCGACGCCGCTTTGGTGTGACTGCTGACTTTGATATTGAGTTGCTTCACCCCGAACGTGCTCTTATTCTTAAAACGGCAAAGCAATTCTAAGCTAACGATAATCCGATTAGCATGAGTAGTGTGGGGGGTTAAGGCCATCCATTCCGCTCATGTTAAACGGATTGTCTTCTTCTATGTGGTAGGGAATGTGTATAAAAGCACGTTTTCCTTCTTCATAGGAGTAGACTTGAGGGGTTATATGTTTACATCCAGTCCATACGCGACACTAGGGCAGGTCAAGGTAGCCATTGACCCCAACATGACCACTACAGATGATGCCTTTCTTCAAGATTTGCTCATCCAAGCACAGGCCGATATTGACCGTGAAATAGGCTACCAGTTCCAAACCGATGGCACTCTCGCCCTACCTGCTACACGACTCTATGATGGTCAAGGCACGGATACCCTCTTGATTGACGACTGTCTCTCCCTTGTCACGGTCAAAGAAGTCCAACGCAGCACCTATCTCAACGGCTCTGGCTACTGGCAACTTGGCTCTACCTTGACCTATGATATTACTGCTGACTGTGTACTTAAGCCTAATAACCTCATCCCCGCCTATATGCTCAAACGCATATCTGGACTCTACTTCACACAAGATATACAAAACTATACCCTGACTGGAATCTTCGGCCAACCTTCTATACCCGCCGATATCACACGTATCACCGTCAGACTCGCCGTGCACTACTACAAAATGCGCGATACAGACTACGCCAATATGCTACAAGAACAAGGTGGTATTAGACTTAGATACGTACAAAAAATGCCTGATGATGTGGTTGAAGTTATTAACCGTTATAAGAGAAGATTGATTATAGGGCGGAGTGACTAGATGGTTTTAACCAGAGAGGTCGCAACCTGATGGGAACAGAGTTAGGTTCAATCTCTATCATTCAGGGGACTGGTGGGATACTGCACCAGGACATATGGAAGACGATAGAGAACCGTATGAGGGACAGAGCACCAGAGATAGGTAGGACTATAGAAGAGCTAGTGCGAGAGAAGACGTTTGTATTGACTGGTGCATTGCAGGAGAGTATAACGTTTAAGACGTGGCCTGATGTTGACGATGTAAATAAAGACCTTGCTTGGATATACGCCTCTGATGTAGAGCAGATACAAGAGTGGACAAGGATATACGTCCAGTACCAAGAGGGTGGGATGTTAGGCGACCATACCTACACGAATGACCCACGTCTCATGTTCTTCACCACCGCCACCACTGATGGCCCCCCCTTTGTCATGTTCTGGGCATTGAAAACTCTTGGTGAGGCTATAGATGAGCTACTAGCTGGTAACGGAATCCCCTACCCATAAGAACCGATTAGAATGGAGTACCCAATGGCCGCTGGAAATTGTCAGACCTGTGGACTACCTATGCCCTCAATAGAACGAACCATTAAGCAATACAGTAATCAGAGTGGGATTTGGCATCATGATTGTGCTTACCTAGAACACCTTCGGGATGTGGGATTTGCCCAGCAACCCTTTGAACGTGCTGAGGTGAATAAGGCCATCGCCAAACTTGTAGCACGAAAGAATGGTCAACCCACCCACTACCCGTAAAAGGGGGACGCCCGAAATTAGGGGGTTCATTCTCCCCCCCGTACCGTACCGTACCCACCATATTAAACGGGTGAGGAGCCTCAGCGACGAGAGTGAATGGAGATTGCCTAATCGTAATGAACGGTGAAGAATCATCTAAACTCAATCGAGGTACGAGATTGATGAACTAGACAGAATCCGCCTGATGGAGTAGATGGATGATGATGATGATATGATATATATGAATTTCATTATGTAATCTCATATTATTATTATCATACATATATGACGAATTTATACCCTCAAAAGTAACATCATTTCACCCTTTTTAACACCAGTTTTCACCTCTTTTTATAAAACCCGTATACTCGTTTACGCACGTATGGGGGTTAATGCCCGTAAAGGAGCCAATATGCCTGGGCCATTCGCGCCTGTTGATGCGTTAATAGGGCCAATAGTACATGCGCTGGCGGTTATAATTCAAGCTCAGATACCGTCTATAGCGTTTGTGTATGAGGAATTGCCAGATAGGACACCAGGGGACAACACGGTTATAATTCCGTTAACGAAGGGTGTTATCAAGGATGAGTCAAATGGGAAGCAGGAAATACTGTTCACGTTTACCGTACGGCATTTGTTCCGACGAAAGAGCATGGCGGATAACATTTTGCAAGCGTACTCGTACATGTTTCCTTGGTTACAGATGTTGTCTGCTTGGCCTAACCTGACACTAGGGGGTTTGGTGAGACAGATTAGCACGTCAGAAGTCATGGTCACTCAGATAGCCGAATCGGGTCAACCTATGGTGGCTCTTACCGTCGTCTTTACCGTACTAACAGAGTACAATATACCCCTGGTGTAGACCAGAACGAAGCCCTCGCTGACGCGAAAGCAGAAGGAAAATTAATGGCGATTTCAAAGAAGACGTGGACAGGTATAGCACGTGAAACCACGCCAGGTACGGCGGTAGTCACTCCTACCATGTACATCCCAACAAAGACGGTTCTAAAGGGGGGTAAGAAACGTGAATACCTCAACGAAGAACGCGGCAACCGTGACATGAACTATGGTGTGGTTGACTCCATTCGACAAACAGCAATGGAAATGAAAGGCCCCTGGTACAACGACGTTGGGGGGTATATGATTCTTGCTGCTATGGGTTCTGTAACAGATGCCCAACCTAATGTAGGTACTGCCCCCACAGTCTGGAAACACACGTTTGCTCTTGCCGATGTTCCCCCCGCAATGACCTTGCATCGCTCTATGGATGCAGTAACGTACTACGCCCCTTACTCTGTATTAGAGAAGCTTACATGGAGTTTTCAATCAGAAGGAAAGTTGCTAGAAGTTGCGGCACACTGGTTGGGGCTTTATGCAGTAGTTAACGGTACTCCCCCTACACCTACGTATTCATCGCTGTTACCGTTCGCGGGGTATGCACCTACGATTACGAACAGCTTGGGTGTATCAAGTGATATCATTGACATGACCATCGAGTTCGTACAGAAGATTACCCTATGGTATCCTGCGAACGGCTCACAAGATTACGTTACGGCGTACTTTGGAGAGCGAGAAGTTATGGTTGATTTTACAGCTAGATTTGACAACCCTAACGTATACAACCTGTGGAGAAACAACACGAATGACAGCTTGCTTGTGGACTTTCTGGGCAACACTATTGCCTCAACGTACAAGCAGGAGTTGAATATCAGCATCCCTGTTGTGACCTATGACACCATTGAACATGACACGGGTAAAGACAACGTGATGATTAAGGCAAAAGGAAAAGGACTCTCCAATCCTGCTGGACTAATCAACGTGTTTGTGCAAAATACCGTACCTAACTATAACGTATAATCGAGGTAAGTATGGCTCAGGAATTTCTCTTCTCAGATTTTACCGTATCGGATGATGATGATGGTGTTACTGTAGACATTATGTTGGGACAGAAACCTGTACCCTTTACAATGAAACGAGCAGTAACTATTCATGAACGTCAGAGAGCAACAGACAAGGCGTTCAAGAAACACTTTTCCAACGAGGGTAAGGTAGTTGTAGACTCTGCGGATGATGGTGTATTCTCCATCGAGGTTGTCCTTGCTGGATTGTTATCATGGCCTTTTACAAACAAGGATGGCTCTCCTGTACCTATCACCCGTGAAGCTATCGGCAAGTTACCGTCGTATGTTCTCGATGACCTCTCATCCAGACTCTTAGGAATGTATAAGGGGCAAGAGCAAGCACTTATCCCTTTCGCACAGAACTCAGACAATCACTAATACGGGGTGGCAGTCCTGAGCCTTCTATCCCTATTCATGGTTTCTCGTTCAGGTTGTCTTGCTATACCGAATTTGGGTGGACGCCCGATGTGGTTGCTGGACTCCCTGAACCTGAAGCCTTGAAACTTTCCGTATACTTTGAAGAGGTAGCCGCATACCAGTTCAAGAAAAACAAAGAGGACAACCGTTTAACAGGGACAAGTACGGGGCTTAAATCTGGCTTTGAACAAGATTTTTCCTTTGGTGAAGAAGATAATCAAGACTACATGGACACAACGTTCATAGAAAACGAAGAGTAATACACATGGCTACAGTCGCATCAGTCACACGCCAAATCCTTATCCCCAACCTCTCAAGCTATGGGTCAGCAGAAGATAACGCCCAATCCCAAATCCTCTCCGTCCTTAATGCCCAACCCATTCTAATCGGACCTTCGTTTGAACAGTCACGCGACAATGCCTATACCATCCTAACAATCACGTGGGTGGCAGCATCAGATACGGCTTTCCTCGCTAGTGGCATTCTCTCTACCATCGCTACGGGTCTAGGTCTCTCCTATGTCCCTACCTACTCCTTCGCCTCTACTTCTCAATACTAAGCCTAAATATAAGCTCTGTGAGAAGCCCAACAGACCGTCTGAAATAAACAAGTGAGGTAATACATGGCTGGTGCTGCCGATATAGGCATTAGAATTTTCCTTGATAATGCTGCGAGTGCTGGCCTAAACCAAATCAACGCGCAACTAGGTCAGATGGGTACGTTAGCGAATAGAAGTGGTAACAGCTTGGCCCAAATGTCTGCGAAGACTGCGGTTAACTCTGGTGTCATGTTGGGTGTTGCTGCTTCGTTTGGGTTGTTTGCCGTTGCTATCAAGTACTCCCTCGATGCAGCATCAGAGTTTGAACAATCTATGTTTTCCGTTGCTGTAGCGACACACGTTTCACTAGAAGAGGCAATGAAGTACTCTAACGTTCTCATGGACTTGGGTGCTTCATCTACCTATACCTCAGCAGAAATCGCACAGGGTATCGCCGTGCTTGGACGCTCAGGCTACACCATCAATGATATCTTTACCAAAATGACCTCAGCAGGTGTCGCCCTGGGTATCGCAACACGTACTACTGCTGTTGAAGGTTTTACCCTGCTAGCATCGGCAATGACTGCGTATCACGCTCCTGCATCAGAAGCCCTACATTACGCCAATATGTTACAGTTCGCGTATGAGCATCAAACAGGTTCGGTTGTCCAACTTACGGCGGCCATGTCCCAGATTACCCCTATTGCATCACTAGTAGGTACACCCCTTCGTGAAGTAGCTGCGGCACTGGATGTTGTTGGCCCTGCTATGGGTTCTACCGTTAAAGCTGGTACGGCGGTTAGGTACATGCTATCTGGCCTTATACAACCAACAGGCGTGGCACAGCGTCAAATGGCATCGTTAGGACTAATCACTGTATCATCAACTACTCCAGCATTTGTAGCTTTTGCCGACAAGTTAATGGCCGCAGGTGGGGCTTCGGTTGCGTTTGTCAAGCACAATTCAGATAGCGTTGCAGGGTTACAGAACCTTTTCAAAGCAGCACAAGGTGTAGGCGTAATCCCCCTCGATGCCAACTTTAATCAATGGGCAATCAGTAACGGTATGTTGAGTAACAAGCTGTATGATACGTCAGGACATGCGAAGGACTTGACAGCGATATTACAGCTTTTGTCAGAGAAGTTAAAGGGTATGCCAGATGCAGAAAAGCTAGCCGTACTGAAAAACCTGTTCTCTGTACGTGGTGGTCAGGGTGCGGATATCCTTCTGGCTCAGATGGACAAGTACATGGCCTATCTAAATCAATTCAAAACTACAGGTGATAATGCTAATGGTGTGATGAAGAGACAAGAAGAAGCCATGAAGACCTTAGCGGGTGCGAGTGCTGGCTTGTCCACATCTTTCCGTGACTTAGGTGTTGCTGTGGGGCTTTCCTTTCTCCCTATGGCTACGGCCTTTGTGACACGCCTTAATGAGATGGTATCCTCAGTACGTCGCCTCGCTATAGCTAATCCAGATGCCGCTTCAACCTTCCTTAAAGTAGGCCTAGCCGTAAGTGGTGTTGGCATAGCGTTCGCCCTGGTTATCATAGCCGCATCTCCAATAGGTATGCTCATCACCGCCCTGGTTGGAACCTTCTTAACGGTCATTGCTGTTACCGCTATAGTTACTGCTGCATGGACTGGTCTTATGAACATGTTCCACTCTAGCAACATCTTCATACAAATCCTAGCTGGTATCATCGCTGGAGCACTCATTGGCGCACTCTTTGCCCTTATGCTCTCCCTAGGCTCTCTCGCCTTTACTGCTGCTGCTGCCTTTATTGCTACCATAGCCCCCGCTCTCGCTGCTGGTGCAGCGTGGTTATTGGCCTTCCTACCCTTCATACTAATCGGTGCTGTTATTGGACTAGTGATTACGGGTATTGTGCTAGCGGTGATGCATTGGGGAGCAATAGCGCATTGGCTACAGGGTGTATGGGCTACTGTAGTGGGATGGATTAAAACACAATGGGGTGCGTTAGGTGCTCATGCTAATACCATAGGTGCACAGATAACCAACGGGTTTAAGAGTGGTCTAGCATCCGTTGTAGGCTTCTTCCGTAACATCGTTGGTCAAATAGGCGCAGTATGGAATGGCTTAGGGGCGCAACTTCATACCTCATCAACCAATAGTGCCAATGGTGTCAAGAACGCATTCAGTTCGGGATGGTCTTCAATAACCTCTACCGTAAAGAATGCGGCTACGGCGGTGGTAGGTTCGTTCCAGTGGCTTTACGCGCATAACTACTACGTTCAAGCTATAGTGGACTACTACGTTAATGGATTCAAAAGATTTAGCCTCATCGTCTCACAGATAGTTCAGGTTCTCGTAGCCCTTGTCGTACGGCAATGGCAAGACTTGACCACAGGTACGGTATCAAATTGGAACAAGCTAGTTAACGCGGTCACTATGGCAATTACGGTAATACGGCTAATGTTTACAATGTGGTACACGAATCTTGTATCGAGCACACAAGCAGCATGGCACAGTGTAACAACCGCCGTGTCTGTATGTATGGCCCTGTTTCAACTGCTGGTAACGAGTAGGATAACTGCTGCTGGTTCTGCGTTCTCTAACGGTCTGTCTTCCATGATAGGAGCGATAGGCAACTGGTATAACAACCTGAATGATAGGGTCACGGCGGCCATGTCGGGGTTTAATGCACAGATACGGAATGGTATTCAAGGTGCAGTTCAATGGGTACAGAACGGTGTTAATCAGATACAGAATATGATAAACGGTTTAGGGCTTATGCTTTACCAAGCTGGACAGAATGCTATGCAAATGTTAGCTAATGGTATAAGTTCGATGATAGGTGCTGTTTCTGGTGCGGCGGGTAATGCTGCTGGTTCTGTGGCTAAACTGCTGGGGTTCCACTCACCACCAAAAGGCGGGCCATTGGCGGATTCAGATACGTATATGCCGAACATGATGAAGATGTACGCGTCGGGTATTCAGCAGCACACCCCCCTAGTGACACGGGCCATATTGAACGTGAGTGGTTCTATTGCAAGGACTGACTTCTCTTTGGGTGGAAACAATCCGTCTAATATGAGAGGGGGTAATAATACGGTCAACGTGATGGTAGATAGCAAAATCATAACACAACTTGTCATGAACGCTATTACAGGAGAGTTGCAGATGAACGGGCAATCTAGGATGATGAGGTAATAGGATGGCATATAGCATCACCTACGCTGGACAGGACATTACGGCATACGTAGACCAGATGAGTATAGAGGTAACAGACACACTAGCGCAAGGTGCTGGTACGGGGGGTGGAAATACCCCTTCGGGCAGGGCTACGACGTTTAAGATGAACACCTCTCTAGGCCCAGTGAGTCAGGCGAAGGGTGCTGGGCAATCAATAACGGTTCCCTCTCTGGTGCGTCAAGGTGAGATGATTATCCGTGATGTGTCGAATACCATAATCTTCGGGGGCTTTGCTACCAAGTTCACCGACACCTCTAATAAGTCCCGCTACTTTACAGGCATTGAAGGTGTAGACTATAGCACTTCCCTATCACGGTACATCGTTAACGAAACCTTTTCTGCACTCACCGACATACAGATGATTAAGTTCCTGATGCAAAAGTACGCCCCCTGGGTTAACCTGTCACTTCTCACCACCTCTGGACTTAACATGTACTCCGTGAAGATATTCAGACAGGTAACATTAGAACAGGCACTACAGAACATCACGGCTACAACAGGGTATATACTGTTTGTTGACTACCAGAAAAGGTTGCACTATACCGCGCCTAATTCTGTAAGTACGGCCCCTTTACCTTGTCCACAAGCACCCAACTTCACTACGTCCTTCAACTATAGAGTAGAAGAGTACCTGGTTGATGACAATGCAGCGATTAACCGTGTAACGTTCTTCGGGGGACGTAAGCCATCTGGCAACATTTCACAAGACGTTTCACCCCTAGCCAACGGAAACAACACCGTCTTCGTCTATGCCTACTACCCCCGTAATACTTCGGATGGTAAGCTGCATATCACCGTCAATGGTGCACAACAGGTAATAGGTTCAGTTAATGGTAAGGGTGCAGCGAATCAGTTAAAGGGTAAGGGTGGTACTGCTGATGTTATAGTCAACAATGATGCGAGGTCAGCGACGTTTGCATACCCCCCACCTTCTGGTGCTACGGTGTTATTGATGTACCAGTACGAGTACCCTTTGGCAATACAGATTGTAGACCGAACTTCGACTGCATTCTATGGTCTTTTTTTAGACGGTGTTATCTCTGACCAAACGGTATTCGATACGGGGACTGCTGTAGCTAGGTGTAAGGTTATTCTGACTCAGCAATCCTTTGGACTAACTACACTGAAACTTATCACATGGAAGCCTGGGTTACAAGCAGGGCAACTCCTTCAAGTCTTTCATTCAGTACGCCAACTCAACACTACGTTTCTCATTCAAGAAGTCCAAACACATGCTCTAGGTGGCGGCAACTTTCAATACAGTGTGAGTTGTGGCGCATGGAACTGGAACCTGATTGACGTGATAATGAAACTCTCTACCCTGGTTACACCACCGCAACTGACTACATCAGACCAATCAACCAACATCGCAATCAACCAAGGGATAACAAGCGTATCTCAGGCGTTTGCTTTTAGTAAGACTATTAAAACCTATGGTGGGTACTACTCCCGTACAACCCCTGGTGGGGATGGGCATGACGCCTACGCTGGGTTGTCTAGCATCAGTTCGTAAAGGAAGCTATGGGAAATATAGACGCAGGTGTGCTCTGGAAAATCAAAGAGAACGGGGTTGTTGTTCAAGAGCATAAGAACACCCTTACATCACAAGGACTAACTAACTTCGCCTCTGCAATCGGTGGCGGCTATCTCCCCCCTGTCTACCTCGTTATTAATAGCGCAGGGACAACACAGAATACCACCACACTAGCAGGAGTCTCTGCAATCGTTGTAGCCGCTAACCCAACCATCTCTGGCGATACACAAGTCGTCTTAGGTGCTGGCTTGGCTACTCAAGAACTCCTTACCTTCAACACCATCACAGGCTCAGGCCCGTATACCATCAATCTCGCCTCTCCTACAGCTAATGGGCATAGTGCAGGTGAGTTTGTCTTACGGCAACCGAATGTGAATGACACCCTAGCCGTAGTTAACGAACAGCAATATGACGCCACCAATGCACCTAATCAACGGTTATTAGCTTCGTCAGGGTATAGTGGCTCAGTGGGGAACTATGTCACGCAATTCTACATGACAGGAACACAAGCGGTTAACGTGTCTTTTATGAGCATTGGCCTAAGTGACTCCCCCATTGTTGGTACGGGTACGCTACATAATCATGCAGTCATGGGGTACGTGCATAACACTACGGTGGATATTGAAATAGATGGTAGCCTGACAATCGTCAACGCATAGGCCTGGGATTATATTAATCGGATGTATTGTTTTATTAGGAGAGTGGTATGGTGTTAACAGTACGTACAAATGGTTCGGGTGGGTCTAATCTCATCCAAGCCTCATGGTGGAATGACTATTATAACCTGTTGACTGGTGGCATGAGTGACCAAGAAGTTACCATCAACAACAACCTCGTACTCAAAGGATTAGGGGGTGCTCCTTCTACAAACATAACTGGCTCAGCAGTATCAGGTGGCTCACTAGGTATCGGCATCTTTGGGTATGGCTATTCCTATGTCTCTCCTGATGGTGAATCACCTATCACAGGTTTCCCAGGTATCACCACGTCAACAGGAAACCAACAGATACAACTCAATATAGGTACTGGCCCCACTGGTGTCACAGGACGCAACATCTACCGTACTGCTGTAGGTGGGGGAACTAATTACAGGTTTTGTCATCTAGTACCCGACAACACGACGACGGTATATGTGGATAACAATCCTGATGCTAGCCTGGGTGCTACGGGTGGTACGAACAACACGTTGGGTGGTAGCTTGATACTAAAGGACTCAACGGGAGCGGTTACTACAATTCTACGTAATGATGGCTATATTACCACGAAGAGTATTGGCCTAAGTGTTGGGTCAATTTCAGCAGTCTATCTGGTCATCGGTGTGGGGACTGGTGGGGCTACGGCGTACTCACATTCTTTGGGTGCAACGCCCTCATTTGCTTCAGTGGTTAACGCTGGGGGTTTTTCTAATCCTCAACCAGCAGCACCAACGTACGTATCCGCTACTTCTACAACGGTAACAATCAACGCCATATCGGGCATCACATTTTGGGCGGTGTTATGGCGAGCATGAGCGTACCCCCTTCGCTGGAAGCTTCGGCGGGAAGGTCATCAGGCGTAATTGCGTTAAGTACGGATTTGATAGACCTGCTTAATAACTTACAGAAAGATATGGCCTACCACAATCGTATGGGTATTGCGGCTCAGAGATTGTTTACTCAGGTCATTATGGACGAAACTGGTGTTGACTTTCACACACAAGATTGGACACTGGATATCGAGAAAGGTACACTGGTCGCCCATGCCAACACCACAAAACAGGGATGATGGTCTACGTGATGAACTACGGGCGATAGGGCAATCCTTACAGTCCAACGGGCAGAACATAGCTAATCGGTTGGATGAAATTGACCGTAAACAGACAGCACAAGCTATTACATTCCAAGCGTCACTTGCGGAACTACGTAGGGAACTCATGGGTATGTTTGTAGCCAAGCAGGAGTATGACCCTAAGCATGCCATACTGGTAGATAAGATTGTAAAGATAGATAAGGTGTTAGAAGAACGTCAAGCAATGGTGCAGGAGTACTACACTGTTAAAGCACATGTAGAGCAGAATGCGTTAGACATAGAAGATTTGCAGAAGCATAATTCAGGAATGATAGGACGTGTGGTAAGTATAGGGGCTTTGGCTTTATCGGCTATAAGCTTGATGTTAAACTTTTTGCAGCACGTTCAGATTAAGTGAGAAGTATGAACATTGTACTAGACCATACGTATATCCCTGTTATTGTAGGGTTTTTAAATTTTGGTGGGATAGTTACGGTAGTTTTCTATGTAGTATCCATCAAGAGGCATCTTGTCAAAGGTCAGAAGATGATGAGGATATTCTATGAAGCAGCAACCCGTGCACACACCCCAATCCCTGCTGTTCCAGATAGCACCAGTGACCAACCTGTACCAAGTACCGACCACGTTGGTAGCTACGATATTACAGGTAGAGTCGAACTGGAACCCGAACGCCCTGGGGGATTACCAAACCCTGAACGGACTACTGAGGGCAACAAGTATCGGTTTATTCCAACTACATTTAGGCGGCCAAGCAGACGAAGCCCTGAAGGACGGACACACATTTGAAGAGTTAGCTGACCCCCTACTAAACACCACGTATGCGATGCCTAGTATTTCCCGTGCTTGGCTACAGTTAGGTGGGTGGGATGGATTTGACCCGTTTAGCATGGTGTGGTGGCAAGGTTTCGCGTCAATCTCAGGGCATCCTGGGGGTGTTGCTGGTATTGACCCTGCTAACGTACACGAATCGTTGTGGTTGCAAGACACATACCTTAAAGGACTTAACATGGTACAGTACTCTTCATTAGGTGAAGTAGGGGATTTTAATCAAGCAGACCAGATGCAACCAGGAAAGTCACAGTTTGAATGTGGGTGGTTTGCTACCTTCATCTTTGACTCGATGGCCCCTGTTGGTGAACCCCCTAAGTTAACTACCCAACAGATTATTGACCAAGCAGAACAGGACTATGCCAACGTATACGGCGGGGATAATTCCATCGGTAACATGATGGGTATGACCGACCAACAGTTGTATGACCTGCTGCACCGTATCGGGAGACACTACCAGACTACCGATATGAACATTGATACCATTCGCGCATGGTTACGGCTAGGCTATCCTGTCATCACGGGGGTGTATGAAACCTCTGTCAATGACCTCATGCTAGGCGGTAATCCGTACCCCTGGACTGCTGGTGGAACTCATGTGATACTGATTACAGGCCCAGGTTCGGGAGATAGTATCCTTGTCCGTGACCCCGCTAACTGCACAAATCTCTATGACCCAAACAGTCTCAGAACAGGGCCACGTTCTTATAGTGCATCTCAGTTACAATTCGTCTCAGCAACGGCGGTGGTTCCTTACTGGCTACCACAACCCCCTGCTGGCTATAACCCGTTAAAGGATGGTTCATTCATGGGAGTACCTACAGGTTGGCATGACGATGGCAAAACCCTAGCGATTAATGGCTTTACCATCACAGGGGGAGAACGTGATTTTCTCCTCAACTTTACACCACAGTGGGACAAGAATGACCAACCACTTGAAAATGGTGCTGATGGTCTGCTGGTTGAAGAGTCTAATAAACCCCTTGGCTATGGGTGGCGCAGACTCTATACACAATCACAAATCGAATACACCAAAGACCGTTGGTTTTTCAAAGGGTGGCTAGGGCAGGAACTCAAGTTCGTACGCTCAGATAGAGACTCCAAAGCCAATCAGCTTGTTACCGCTAACGCCTCTGTCACCTCTTTAACCACACAAGTTTCTACATTGCAGAGTCAAGTCGATGCTTTGAAGGCACAGCTTGCTGCACAGGGTACGTCGGGTATTCCTGCTCCCCTACAAGTAGCTGTGGACGCTGCTGTTGTTGGGCTTACCCCCTTCAGAACAGTTCCACCTGTAACACCTTTGAAAGGTAAATAACAATGACTAAAGATTTTGAGAGCAAGAACACAGAACGTGGCGAAGTAAAGGCTATCCATCACGAACAGGCCCAGGGACAGCGTGAGTTCGATGAGGTCATGAAGGAACGCAATGAGGCGAAGGAACTTGTGACTAATCGTGAACTGGAAGCTGCTGGACATGAGATTGGTAGCGAGAAAACTACTACCGCCCAGCGTAACCGTAATGCCCATGCTGTAGTAGATAACCGTACTATGCAGGGTATGCCATCGGATGCACATCAGGCTCTTATTGCAGTATCGCAATCGTTCCGTGATGCGGCGCAGACGCATGAAGAGGTTAGTGCGTTGTTGAAGAAATACGAAGCCGATGAAGACCTATCAAAGGATGTTCGGGAGTTGTTGTCTGAGGCACTCAACCATCTCGAACCTAAAGCGAAGGTCTATAAACGGGCGCATGTATTACTGGAGAAGAATGTATGAACCCTTTTGCCCTAATGGTAATTCAGGTGGTGCTCCCTATTGTATTCCCGTTCATCGTTGCTGGTGCGGGGTATCTTTATAAGAAGGCGATACAGGGGCTACCAGCAGACAAACAGGCCATCGTGTCTAACGTAGTGCGTACAGTGGTCACGGCGACAGAACAGACTGCTGTAGGGGCATTTAACGGTGCGGCTAAGAAGCAGGTAGCGTTGGAAGAGATTGATAAGGTATTGTCTCACCTGCATGTTACGGCTAGTCCTGCACTGATTAACTCGTTGATTGAGGAAGCTGTATTCGCACTGAACAAATCGAGTCAAAGCCAGAGTGCAAGCCTTGTGTCTGTACCCTTAACACCAAGCCCAAGTCCATCCGTTTAATATGAGCAGGGTGGATTAGACAAAAAGATAGCCCCCGACCAATGACGGTTGGGGGTTTTATTTTAGGATTGGAAGTAGACGATAAAAGCATGGTAGAACATTCTTCGGGTGTATTGGGCATCCTTAAATCGCCACCCCTGTGCTTCCATGTCTTTAATCTTCTTCTTCAACTTCATGTTCAAGTACCACATGCTGTTGGCCTTTATCATCTCCATATGTGTCTCTGTCATGCTACCCTCTCCATGCTAATCGGTTCAAATTCTGGTATTCGTGCTGTTCCCCTGTTGTATGCTGCTGCCTCATTCGTCAGGAAGTCTAACCCGAATACCTCGATATAGAAGGACTCAACCTCTAGGCTTTGCTGTTTGGTTAACCCCGTAGCTAACTTCTCATACCTGTACCCTTGTGGTGTATCTAGTACCTCACGTATCATAACACGCTTACGGTTCCATACACTCTGTCCACGATAGGTACTGATACCACGTCTCAACAAGGAACGCACCTCACGCAAATGGTCATTAACCCTGTCATTCTTTCCACTACCCAGGTACGCTACACTGTTGTGCTTGTCGTACAGACAATACACGTAGAAGTCTGTCCCTTCAAATCTTCGTGGCATTGGCTTGTGTCCGTTCTTTCTATTATACGTTGTGCTTGTTGCCCTGTGCATTTCTGGATGCTCCTGTTTGTATTTTGTTGTGCGTTGTACATGACAAGCTTTACACAATCGTACCCCAATCTTGTTCTGACAAGCGTACCATGTAACTCCCACTACAAGTTCTACCGCACACTTACTGCACACTTTCATTGAGTAGCCCCCCCACATGCTTCCTTAGCGTATCCTCAACAGTCTTGCGTACCGTAGCCTTAGCCGTAGGTGACGTAGCACCAGGATAAATCTCTGTAGCAATCTCAGCAATAGCCAAACCATCTCGATACCCCTTTAGTATTGTCGTGTCTACCAGGGAGAGCGTTGGTGTATCCATTCGGCTAACTGGTTCCTCAACCACTTCCACTTTCGTCTCAAGCTGTTTACTAGGTTCATTTTCTTCCTTTACTTCTGGTACGAGAGGTACTTGCACTTGATACGCTTCCTCTCCTTCCGTATCCACAGTCACCATACCAACACCCTGCTGCTTGATTGATTGCTTGTACTCCGCCATCCCCACTATGATTGCCTGTTTCTCTCGCATCACATGGTAGATACGCGTATTAAACAAATCCCTTACCTCTGTACCACCTGTCCGTGATGCATTAGCTGCCTGTCCAGCACACACCGCCCGAACCCCCACCTTACGTCCTTCTACATTGATATCTTCCAGCAACTTCATCAAGGACTTAGCTACGTCTTGCCATTCACTAGCACTATCCGTTGCCTTGTTCAATGTTGCGGTAAGTTCGTCTACCATGAACATCAGGGGGAACTCATTTGGTGCTCCTGCTAACCTAGACTCCAAGACATTACGTACATACTCAATGACTTTCATTGCTGAGGTTGGGTCTAAGCCTACAGGTAAGGCAAATTGTGGTAACAAGTTTTTGATTCTACCATACAGGCTCTCATCCTCTGCTCTGCCGTGTTTGTCGATAAGTGCTATCTTGCCCCTATTCTGTGAAGCAAAAAAGGCCATCGTGTTACTCTTACCCCCACCTGAGAGACCAAGTACTAAGATATTCTTTAGCTTCTTCCAGGGGCGTGATACCTGCTGACCCGTAGCATCAACCCCCAGAATTGCATCATCCCCACTCATGCCCTCAGGTTGCAAACTAATCGGTACCTTTATTGGTAGTTGCTTCATTGGGGTGAGCGTTCCGCCACCAAGGGTAGCCTGGGCTTCTTCTATGGAGTAGGTAGGTGTGGTTACTAAGGCTTTTCCTTTATCATAGATGGAGACATGCCCATGCTGATTGCGAAAGACAATGCTGTGTTCATCTATATGAAGGAAGTCTCTCTTGTTTTGTATGTGTACTACACCATAACCAATGACCCCGATTAGCATGGTCATCAGGAAGAGGGCCGCTATGATTGAAAAACCAGACCACAGATTTACTATACTCACTATCACCATACTCGTCACAACCACCGCCCCTACTGCTTTTGTCGTATTCATCACTCTATTCTCGTTTCTCTTACCACTAGGTAGTAGCACCCATATACAAACACTACCACGCTTTCTATCCAGAGAGATTGGGTGTATGATACATCAGGTTGTCCGTACATGTCGTGACAAATAAAATGCCACGCACCCATCAGGTAGAATGGTATGGCGATGAACAGCACCACTACCACTACACCCACCAATACCGCTACCCTCACCCGTACGTTCGGCTCCCTCTTGGGCGGTTGATTTATCATGCTGTCCTCTGTGTCGTCATATCAATACCCTCTGCTTCACCCACCTCTACACACGTAGCCTTTACCGTGCAGAAGTGACACTGTTTCCTGGCTTCGTCTGGCCCCAAAGGTGAAGGCAAATCCTTCTCCGCCTCTATAGCCATCTCGATATGCTTCACCACCCAACGCCCCACGTAGTCCATGTTCATCATGAATATCGGGGCCAAATCCATCCACTCGTTCTTATTCATATTATACGGACGGAGTTTCTTCCCCTTCGCTTGCATAGGAAACGCGTTCCTACCATCTTCCATTGCTGAGGTAAACGTTCGTACCTTCCTCATATCCACATAGACAATCTCTAGTTCATCAACTACAACTTTTGTAAATGCTCCCAGATTGCCATCACCAGCAAGCTTTGCCGATGAGAGTTCGTTGAGGTTGTACGTCGAGAGAGTTTCAGAGACCAACCACGCATACAAGTTGACCTGCATTTGGTGCTTTCTGTCTGCTGCGTCCAAATCATGACCAACATCCGTCTTTGACTTGTAATCGGTGACTTTGACATGTAATACACCTTCCCTACGTCCAGTTTCGGTGTCCTCAACATCCTCTATACGTAACAGTGTAATCAAATCTGCCTTACCCATCATCACCTGCGGCCCGTACTTCGTCTCTACCTCTTTACTGAATCTCTGCTCTCGTATCACCCCTAATACCCCAGGATATGCCCCCTGAGCATCCATCAAAGCATGTACCATATGACCCCTGACTTGATAGAACGCACTCCCTTCCACATCAATCCAGTAGTCGCCACCCTTACTTAGCACATGCTGACGTTGGCATCCTAGCAATGTCGAAGGAGAAAACTTCACACCAGATTGCTCTCGCTCTGTGTTGTTCCCCCGCATCATCTCAAGAATATCAGCAGGTATACCACAGGGGTGTCCAGAATGCAACATGCACTCTCTACACTCGTTATGTGGTATTAAACCACGTACACAATTTACTCCCTTAGTACTCATAAAACATCATCATCCCTTCGTCGTCTATTACCAAGAACCTATCATTCTCTTTAGGCTCGTATACAGTGTCCCCCAAATTCGATGCGTATCCTATGGGGTCTCGTTTCCCTACCTGCATTATTGGATACCATACTATACCATCGCTGAAAGGCTCAGACTGCAAGCTCTCATCCTTCACGGCCTACAACCGCCAATATGTCATCACACTGTTCCTTATTCCCTAAAGCAAATGACGCATAGGCCAACTGTCGTGCTGCCAAACGTCCTGCATAGGTGCTTAAGTCAATCTCTACTTTCACGCTATCAAGAACCTCTTCCCTACTTCTGTACTTAAGCTGTTCCTTCAACACGCCCCATTCTATCTGTTGTATGCTCATACACTTGTATCTCTTTCATACTATTCCCCCGTTGTAAAAACTCTGTGATATCCTTGCCCTGTTCTTTATCCCACGTCGCTATGACGTATCTCATACCCCTGGCTACACACTCCCGAACAGTCTCCACCATTGCCGCTCGTCCTGCACTATCCATATCCGTACAGATGACGACGATTTTGATATGAGGAAAGCGTTCTTGAAGGAGTGGTATAGCCTTGTGTGTTTGTCCTGCACCGTTAATCATGGAGACTGCTGGTTCACCCTCTTGTAAGATACGTAACGCATCCAGTTCCCCCTCAACTAACCAAACGTATGACCGATTAGAATGGTGGGTTAGGAGATGCTCAGGATATAATAGGGGTTGGTTGTTTCTTCCTCTGACTCCCGTGTACTTGGCATACGGCCTATCATCACCGCCCATAGCGTAGTAGTCGTCGTTCCTGAACCTGAATGTCCGCAACCATCCGTCTTTGTCTATAACTGGTATGGTGAACCGTGAAGAGTCATGCCCCAACATTCCGTTCGTGATGGCCCATTCATTGAATCCTCTCTCCCCTACCAAGTACTCCCGTACCCTATGGGGGCGTCTCTCGTACAGGTTTGCCATGTACCCCTGAGCTACGGCCATGCTAATCGGGTCAAGGTTTTCTGACTCCACTGGTACTAAACTCGCCTGTGTGGTGAGGTAATTATGCGCCACCTCTCTTGCCCGCATCGCACCTTCATACGCCGTGTGTACGTCTACACCATCCCACATGTCTAACAAGTACGCTAATGCCTCATACCTACGACTGATATGGAACCTACACGCTGGGTTAAAGCAGTTTATATTTGAGGGAAAGATGCCCAACGTTGGCTTGTTGTCCATATGCCCGACTGCCCTACACTTTACCATCAATGGCCTACCATCCGATGGCGGGGTGTTGGTTAGGGCGAGACGGATATCCACCATCTGCGAGTCAATTTTAGATATCCTCTGCTTTTCCATACGTATCCCCCTTATTGTTCTACATGCTATACTGTACATTATACAGACAACGTACAGGCATTTACCATCTGCACTACCATTACCGTGCCTATAGGAGCATTGTAGTACACCGTAGCACCATCAGACTTTAGGAACGTTACATTGTCTGGTAGGTACTGGTCACAACGTCTCTGCTGCGTTCTGGCATCCCACGTAGTCCCTGCTAAAGCCATGACAGTCACCTTACTCACTGTCAAACTGCTACGCATGTCTAACGTGTAATCTTGAAGTATCCATTTCACATCAGGTACACTACAACGCCAGGGTTGCCCATATGCACCAGGAAAGTCACTCAATGGCCCCCCTACATGCGGCCTACCTGTCGTTACACTCTCTAAACACGCCACTACCTTAATCTGTGTTGGCGAAGCTACGCCCGTAATCGTCGGTGTTGGTACGGGTTGTGTCGGTAACACTCCAGAGGGGGAGCTGCTTAAGTCTCCGCAACCCATCATTAACAGCACCAGTACCACTAACCCCAGGGTCTTCCATAGCCACCATAATGTCTTTGATTGCATCATTTACCTCTCGTACCTGGATAATCAGTCCGCCTAAGCGCAACCGTAGGTCTGTCATTGAAACTCTTAACTGCTTGTTTTGCACGTTTACGTCGTCCATATACTTTCTTTCCTCTTCTTGTATGGCCTACTAGCGAAACCAATGCCGCTATACTATACAACGGAATCAGAGCCGCTAGCATTCCTACTATCATATTCACATATATCATTATACCACAGTATCTACAACTTGTCAAGTGCCTTGAGCGAGAATACTAGTATTACGCAACAAACAGCACCAAACAAAAACCACAGCAATCCTTCCATACATGCTCTCCTTTCTTAATGTGTCCAATGCTTTGTTACAGTGGGGGTTGTCTTGGGGAACGCCACGACCTTCAGGTAAAGCGTTTGTGCCTCATCCATACACCTAGCAAGCAACCTGACCGCCGCTTCTTCATGACCATCGGTTGCCTCTACTATGAGTTCATCATGGATAGCCGCTACCAACCGCATATGAGGATTATACCCACACGCCTCATGCCACAGGGCCATCGACATTTTCGTTATGTCACATGAGCTACCCTGTATAGGACTGTTGGCGAGCTTCCTTCTGATGCCAGCAATAGTCCCCTTGTATTCGGAACACAACATCTTGTACCCCTGAATACTATCCACATCCCTCGATACGGGGAAGCTTGGGGGGTCTGGAATCCTATACCACCTCACTCGTTTGGTTACGGTTCTCGACTGACACATACCTTTCCCTGCTGTCACGGCATCATCGACCCGCTTATGCTGTTCCTTTAACCAACGATTGACACCAGGGTATAAGTTAAAGTACAACGTCATCAACTGCTTCGCTGCTTCCAATGATATCCGAAGTGTACGGCTCAGCTTACTTGCGGACATACCGTAGACCAGACCGAAGTTGATTGTCTTGGCTATCTTACGATAGGATACTGCTCGAATGGTACGTCCATTGATAACGGCATCAACTGTAACGTCAGCGTCAACAGCGAGGCCAAACATCATTCGTGCCGTTTCTGCATGTAGGTCTGCACCACTGGCAAAGAGGGACAACATACGAACATCACGGCTTAATTCGGCTAAGATGCGTAGTTCAATGTTAGAGAAGTCTGCAATGACAAACTGGTTGGTATGCTTTGCTACGACACACTCACGTAATTGAGCACCGATACCTGAGCCAGGGATTTGTTGAAAGTTAGGGTCATGGGAACTCATACGCCCCGTATCTGCACCTATCTGGTGGTAAGATGCGTAAAGTCTCCCCGTGTCTGGATGGATTTTAGATAAGAGAGACTCCCCAAAGGATGATACCAGTTTGTTTGCCTTACGATGCTCCATGATAAGGCTAATGATAGGGAATGCATCTTCGTACTCCTGTAGCACATCACTAGACACACTATCAAACAGCAACGGTTGGTCTGACCCGATTAGCATGAGCGACATGTGATTGAGGGCATCCTTGATTTGAGCAGCAGAGCCTACATTGACCAGGGACGTATCCCGTACGGGGCGTCGGGGTTCAAACTCCCTGAACCGTTTCAGTATGGCCTTACGTTCCTCTCCCCAACCTTCCAGATGCTTGTCTTTGTACTCATCACGCGCTAACGCCATCGCCCAATCCCTATCTGACTTCCACTCAGACCAGGGGACAAACAACGCATCAAACCTCTCCGTACGTACCGCCAACACATGCCCCTGTATCTCCTCTAACACCTTCCCCTCTAACTCCGCCGCTTCCTTCTTCGTTCTCTCTATAACTACACGCCAGTTCTCCTGGTCAATGTATACACCCATAACTTCCATACCCACGATTGCAGGTATGGCCCTCATCTCTAAGTCAATGCATTGCATCAACCCGAATCGGGAAATCTGTTTCACCTGCTCCATTCTAATCGGATTGAGCACTACCACATCCTGTACCATGTAGTCTATCTGCTCAGTAGGGAAAGGGGTGTTCCATTCGTCTCTCTGGTCTAGGTCTATAAACCAACTCCGTTCCTCTTTTGATACGGTTAGATTGTAACGCTGGGTTATACCTTCCATACCGAAAGAGATACCCAACGCCCGTGCACCACTCATACCTAGGCCACGTATGACTTGTTCGGCTACCATTACGTCAAACACACGGTGTGCTGTGATAGCCAGATGACTGTAGAGAAAGGATAAGTCGAACTTTATATTCAACCCTACAACCTCTATAGTACCATCAAACAAAGGGGACAGGATGGAACCGATTAGCATGAGCGTCTCGTAATCCATGGAACGGGTGTCTATGATGGTTGTTTTCCTCTCCCCCTGTCTGAACTGTAGTGCTGCTATACGAGAGGTGAACGGGGATAGACCTGTTGTTTCTATGTCAAAGTAGATGGCTTCATCTGGACGAGCGCGATACGCCTCTACCATTCTTTGTATGCTTAACGTGTCCTTGACCACGACTGCATTAGGCAACACTATCATACGTCCCCCTTACAAGTTGTCTAAAAGCGTACGTAACTGTGCCTCTAACTCAGGCGATAATGTTACGTGCTCTCTGCTTACATCCTTCTTCGTGATATGCGGACATGTACCCGCATGTATCTCTAGTATAAACGCGTCTAATAAAGCGTACGCATCAGGTGGGATGACTAGCCTCATAGGAATACCCGTTATACTTGGCGAGTTCAAAAGGTCATACAATAATCCCACCGCCGTATGCGCTATCTCCCGTAACTCTCCTACTTCTGTGAACAATCCATCATTGTCTTTGCTGAACTTCTTAACCACTTGTGTGCCTTTCACCGTTCATATACGCTACAAGTCCTCGAATAGCCCCTGTCATGTATCGTGTAGGGTCTCCTGTTATACCAGCAGACAGCATTGATACAACGATATCTTCTGTCTCTTCAAACCCTTTCCAAAACACCTTAGCTTCAGGGCTACTCTTTTCTAGGGCCACATCGTAATCTATTCGTTCTTCGTACTCTGAATACTCACCACGTAATATTCGGTATACGTCAGTGGTTCGGTACTTCATTAATGTACCCCAACGTTCTCGCCGCACCCTCTGTGGCTTGGCATACTGGTATCTTATCACTATTCTCAACCAATGTCAATAGGTTCCCCTGCACACTGTATGCAAGTCCACAATGACTGCATACAATGTACTGGCTACCCAACGCAATAAACTCATGCATTAGGTTTTATCCCTCTCCTAAAAACAGGCCGTAACCCCGTAGTGTGGCCCGTTTACATCAATAAACTCTCCCGTTGCTCTTGCGGGTGTGGTTGGTGCGTACACCATCGGGGTATCATAGGATGTTGCTGAACTGTTTGTAAGTTCCTGCAAGCCAGTACCAGAACAGAGGGTGACAAATCCTACAGACCGATACCCCCTGGGATTCACAATGTGCGTCCAATTTGTACCACATCCTGAAGAGTAGAACAACTGTGCTGTACCTAGATACAACGCGCCATCATACACATCCACGTTGGTTACATCCTTTGCAAAGTACGTACACCCTGTTTGTGATGCGTATTGACCATCACACCCATGACCACTACACCCGTACATCGGGCGGCTTGCTGCGGCATGAGCCTGTGTTGGTACGAACGATAGAACACCTACGAGAATGGTGACTATCACAGCTACTACTACTAAAATCCGTTTCATTGACTTCTCCTATACTTGTTCTGGCGTCTCACCCTCAAGAGTAGAGACCTCTACAAATTTATCTGCTGGATGATTAGGATAGAACTGAGTAATGTCTACCCCCTCTGGCAACTCCACCACAAGGATGTTATTACCTACACCAAACGCCCAAGACACACTCACATCACCACCCGCTTTTACGATGGCCTCGTGTGTCTCTTCAACTAAGTTCGCTGCTTCACGGTCTGCTATGATTGTACCACGTTCAGAACTTATCTTTATATGGTACGTTACCAATTGTGCCACGCCGTTTCTCCTTCAATACTGCTGGGTTCTCTACACCATACAACATGATGTAATACCCTGTCAAACGCCCTGCTGCATTCTGTATGCGCTTATCTAGTCCCATGAGTTGTAATGCCTGTGCTGGACTACGTAGAAACCCACGTCTACCCAACACTATTCTATCTTCAAAGTCTTGAAACTTGGGTAGGAACTCTTCTTTAGGAAGTCCTACTTGACGTAACTCTTCCCACATGCCCCACCGATACGCCACCCATATTGCGTACAACCCCGTAATAAACCACGTACACTTGGGGTCAAAGTCTTCCATTACTTACCTACCTCTTTTCTTTGGTTCAACTACAGGGAGTACAGAATCCATTAGTTCTGCCTCTTCAATGGTCAACTCTTTATAATGTGCTGTCGTAGGCTCCCACCAAAGCGGTACGATACCACCAGCACGATTACGGGAAATGCATACCAACTCCCCTGGCTCACCCGTTTCCAAAATCTTAGGGTCTATATCTGCATCTTGAAACCGTCTCCATAACAACAACAACTCATCCGCATTACGACTAATCTGGTCAGTTCCTGCTACCGATTCCAATGACGGACGCTTACCAACAGATGCCCGATTAAGATGGGTGACTATCATACCCGTAGCACTACGCTGACATAACATCTGAACATTGTTTGCTAAGGATACCATACCACCGTAGGCATTCTTCCCACCATCTAAATCCCTCAACAATCCAAAGTTATCCAACACCCACCAAAACGTCTTAGGGGGTTTTGGCTTACCAGATGCCGTGATGATTGCACTCAATACCCCGAAGTCCATTGGCTCATCGTAATACTCAATAGGAAGTTCCATAATGTGTGCTAGTGCTGCATGATACCGTTGTCTCTCCTCTGTAGTCAAGTGCCCTGATTCTATACGGATTGGGTCTGGTACGTTTGCTATGATTGCCGCCATCCGACGTTGGTACGCTTCCGCATCCATCTCTAACGTTATAACCCTCACCACATGCCCGTCAGGGCACTGTCGAGCAATGTTAGGTGTCCATGTAGCTACCAGCATTGACTTACCAGACTTAGGGCGACCACCTAGCACCGTCATCGCGCCGCCTTGCCCCCCTCTATTCTTATGGACTCCTCTCGTAACCTGGTCTAACCGCTTCCACGAAAACTTCTCTGCATCAGAGCCAGTACGCCGCCCATACGAAGCGAAGCCAGTAATGACACGGGGATTATCATGGGCCTCTTGTTCCTCTTCTAGCAGGTTCATCCCTACCTGTTCGCTTGTTTTTACTGTGTAGGACATGTTACTTCCCTTTCTTACTTAGCACCGCTTGTAATTTCTTAAGCCCCGCCAGCTCATCCACACTTGGGACGTACTTCTCTTCAACCACAGGGGTGTCAGGTTGAGATTTTAACACAGACGCGATGTATGCCTTTGGATGATTTGGTTTACGAGTAGCTACACGTTCTATAGTGTCATACAGTTGTTGTGTACTTCCCTGCACCAGACCTAGCCATGTCTTTACCGTCGTCTTTTGTAAGGGGTATTTCACCTGCTCCTCTGGAAAGAACCCTGCAAAGGCGGCCAAGATTGCTTCTTCTCTCTCTACTGGTGTCTTTGCTTGCTCACACATCTCACGTGGGGTACGTATGGGGGAGAATACACCGTCTAGTATGGTGGACTCAGGTATCAGGGGCGGCGATACGGGACGTACCACCACAACAGGCGAATCGTGTAACAAGGTGATTTGGTCTCTCTCGTACGTGATGTACCCCAACAGGTGTAACTCTCGTTTGGCTACCTCAATTGTGTTCTTGTTGAGCTTGGCACGACTCAGGATTTCCGTACGAGAAAGACGTATCACTGTTTGCCCCGTGAGCACTAGAGCAAAGAGTAACCGTACCCCCTGGTTACTCAATCTCGCTACAGTATACTCATCCATGTGTCACCTTCTGCTTTCGCGTCAGCGAGGGCTTATTCGGGGTACTCATCTTCACTATACGAGTCCAACATACCATCACCACCATCCTCAACCCAAACCACACCATTTGCCTCTAACACACCCCGTGCGGTGGCTGCACTATATGTACGACCCGCGTTAGATTTAGCCGTGAGCAGTTGCCCGATGAGGTCTCCATTGTTCTTATCACGGTCAGCACTCATAGCCAGAGACTTGTTGACTGTCGCCGCCGTAGCACGGGGAACCAAAAGCTTCACCATCATCGACTGCTGACCCTCAGTTGCCAATGAACCCCCACCACTAAAGCGCGGCGCAGCCTGTGGTGTCGTTGCTCGTTGTGCTGCTGCTGGTGCACGATTAGGGGCGTTGGTTGCTGTTTGAACTGGTGCTCGTACACCTGACCAGAGGAAGAGTGCGAAGGCGTCCCCAAAGTTTGCGAAGACCTTTGATAATGCATCACTATCACTCCCCTTACTCGCCGTGTCCAGGGCTTGTTCGGGCTTCATACTGCCGATGGCGCAGAACCCTGTTGCCTCGTGGTGCATTTCCATAACTTGGTTTGTTACGGAATCAATGTACTTGACGGTGACACGCTTGCAAGCCATGAAACCGATATTGTCAATCAAGGTGGGGGGTGACACATTTGTAGATGACCACCCTAGAGGCCCGAAGACTTCATTAGCCACGCGAACTTTGCTATGCCAATCAACGTACTGATTGCCGCTTGGCAACGCCTTAATCTCACCAGCATACCGTTGACTGAGACCCTCAAGGATTTCATAGTCGTAACGAATACCCCGTGCCTTACCCTCAACCATTGGTTTTTCTCCTACTAAACTCTCAAACACTGTTGTCATTTTTCTCTCTCCTAACATTTATGAGGTGGGATGACTTTTCATTTCAACCCCCATAGGACTCCCACTTGCACCCTATGAGGTATGATGATACCAGTCTTAACCACACTTGGTAGGAGTTGAACCTACATATCCCAAAGAGGGTGCTCTACCATCTGAGCTACAAGTGCATGGCTCGTTGTGACCTACAAGAGGCCACGAGATGTTGAGCCTAGATGATGGAAATTAGTACAAGATAAGAACCGATTAGCATGAAGAACAGACCTGCTATAATCCAGACAAGGACAGAGGTTGGGCGTGTGATTTTTCGATGCCCCTTCTGACTCCCTGGTAGCCAGTTGTCTATGTCCTCGTTCTCTACCAATGTGATACTCCGTAAAGCGCACAAAAGACACACCATACTAAGTCCTATAAACACTAAAGATACTTGCATGAGTTTTCCCCCCATTTACCTGCTATACTTTAAGTATAAGCCTGAATAAAATGCCCGCCGCACACAGCATCAAGACACATCCAATGCCCATCCATATCCCAAGGTGAAACGGCTTCGTGATTTTCATGTGACCTTCGTATGTGTCGGTCTGTTCATCGTAGTCCGTATCCACATACTCCACACCCCGTAGTGCGTAGACCAAACACACCATAGCAATAAACACTAAGAATACACCAAATCCACTCATCATAGAGAACCTTTCTTTAGGAGTACCATGACCGAACGCGCTAAACCTTCCATCAATGTTAAACCACTTCAAGCACCTTCACCAGTCCAACCACGTAAAGCAGGTAGACCTAGCAAACTTATAGTCCCACAAATGCCCGATATGCCTATGGAACCTATAGAGAAGCAACTGTTCCATTACTTTATAGAATCGTTCCACATAGAATACCCTGACTTAACCCCTACTGATAACCTGTTGTTGTTCCTAGCGGCTACAGAATTTATCAAGTACCTTCGGGTCACAGCAGAGGAGTTGGAGTCTCATACCGTCATCTCAATGGCTAGACAACACCCCTCAGTTAATATGAGAGCATTGCTTGACCAATTAAGCGTAACTCGTAAGGCCCGTAACTCTTCTAATAAGCCACCCGAAGATGACCGCGTTGTTGAGGCAAAAAACCTCTTCAAAGCTATGTCCTCAACCTAACAGTGGGGTGTTCTTTCGTCTTCGTTCCTGTATCTCTAAGAGTGCAACTATAAGCCCATCAAGTTCATCACCAGCGTAGTGACTCAACGATACTAGTAAGTTACCCTCTGATACGTTGTCTCTGATACGTAACATATGGTCATCTTCTTCAATGGTCAGGGTTGTACCCCTTACTCTTTTCTGTGTCATATAGCAAACCCCTTTCCTAAATCCTGGCTAAAAAATACCTTTCCCACCGTACTTTACGGCTAGAGTCTATAAAACTCGTAATGTACGCCTTACGCACGGGGGGAATCGTTAGCCCTGTTGCCCATTTTTCCGCCTGTTCGCGGATATCCGTATCGGAAACATTTGGGTTAACCATTCCCCACTCATGCCCATCAACCGTGCCACATTGTGTCATATACTCAATCTCATCCATAGTATCTCCCTTGCGGCTCCTGTCTTACCAGAGGGGGTGGTTTATTATACCCCCATCTACTACATCAATGATATACGTATGCGACCTCTCTGCTGTGAAGTTCTTTGGCAAATGAAGCTTATGAACCGAACCCCCCTTGTACCCCACCACCTCGTCAATCCCCTTTGCCCAAACAACCTCGTTGTGACCTTCGTATGTCAGTAACCAAGCGGCATACCCACTGGCTACCAACATTTTCGTGACAATAACCTTAAGTTCTAACTCAACGTAGTTAACCATGTGTTCCTTTCACTAACCATAGTATACCACACACTCCCATACTTGTCAAGGGTATTTGCTACGAGTTTCCAAGTCTCTTTCCACATTGCCTACAACACCATCCTAGCACCCACTCTAATGGGGTTCTCTTCCTACACCACCAACACCACCCCAACCGCCGCATCAGGGCTTTTCCATCCGTTGTGGGGGCCGCATTGACTGCTGTTGGCCTTTCATACCATGCAGCAACCCTATCCAATGGTGACTCCCGTGTTTGTTGCCTAACAGGTACGCCGCCGATGTAAGGAACACTTGCACGGCGATGAATAGCCAGAAGGATAGACCATCTACTACTAGAACAAAATGCATATTCATTTTCTTTCTTCTCCGTTTATTGTAACTACCTTACCATTCATGTCTACTTCAAAGATGTTCCCGTCTTCGTCTTCCCCTTCGTAGATTTGACCAAAGGCTTCGTCATCCCCAAATCCAGTTATCCTCATCGTGTACCCCTCTACTCGTATTTCAGTGTCAGTGAGTAGGTACTGGTCTAAGTCTCGTTTCATCACCTGCTCCCTTCTTTCTCACAGTATAACACATAAAACCCACATTGTCAAGCACTTATCTAATCTTAAGGTTTCTTATCTAATTCTAAGCTTTCTCTAGTAATCACGAATATTCTAAGGAGATTCTAATCTAAATTGGCCTAAATTCTCAGGTGATTCTCAGAAACATGTGGTATAATTAAAGAGAAGAGAAGGGATAAGAGAGAACGAAAAGAATCTTATCCAATCTAATCTAATCTCTTCAATCATCCTCTGGTAGCACTAGGGGGGGTCTAAGGGGGGTTGGGGGTTAACCTTACCAAGACCGTTCATTACGATTGATATCTCCATTCACTCTCGCATCTGACGATGCTCACCCGTTTAGCATGAGCGATACGGGGGAGAGGGGGTGCATGACATGCACAACGAGCACGACGTGCTTACCATCCCCCCACATTCCGTACCACCCCCCTTCAATCCTCTCCTACCATCCTACCATACTAATCGGTATCAATCAAGCATGTCCCGAAATCAGGAAATCAGGAAATAAGTACCTATATATTTAGTACCTAATTCCTGAAATCAGGAAATCGGGAATTGTTAGAAGGGTGGTGAATCTTCCAAATCTTCAAAGAAGCTTTCACGTGGTGCAGTAATATCCACCTCTCGTACAGGCTCAGGGGGGAACGCCGAATCCCAATCCCAATCCCCTTCTCGTATAGGGTTAATCAAGGTGGGTATGGTACGGGGAGAACGTTGCATATTGCTCCACGCTCTCTCAGTATCCATCCATGCAATACGTGTACTCTCACCCACGCCATTCAACGCTGGCAACGCAGGCCATACCCTTAACATAGCCTCAGAGGTTAGATGGCCCGTTGTTTCGCGTACCTGCGTGTAGCTTACGGGATTTGTGTAGCTTACGGGATGTGTATTGAACTCGTATGCCTGTTGTAATGCCTCTGTAGTTGTCATATCTCGTACGTTTTTCTTTCCCCTGGGCAGAGGCTTCACCGCCCCCTCATGATGAGACCACCCCGACATATTTGGTCTGCGTTCTTCTGGCACAAGAGACTCGTTTTGCACAATCCAATCATACGCATCTTCTTCACTAAATCCAGCAACAATCATCGCATCTTTGGCAGAGGTTATTCCTATCTCGTATGCCTGAAGGATATCACTGGCCTGTTTCTCTACAAGGTCTTCGGAGCCTAAGTACACTCCCAGGTAAAAATTGTAGTCTGCGCCATTCTTCATAAAAACTCCTTATACTTCTATAGTCAACGTCTCAGCAGTATTCTTAAGAATTTGGGCTAATTCCGTGTAGTACTCAGCAGCACTCTGTTCTATATCCGTGCCACTCTTCATAGTGTCGGCGTACTCTTCCAATTCTGACGCTTCTTGGAACAAGGTTATTCGCGCCAACCCCATTGCTTTCTGTACAGCAGAGAGTGCGTGGTTTTGACCATACCCCCGCTTTCCTTTCAGGTATGCATAGAGTTGGGAGAGATTTAGTGTATCTTTTGGCAAGGTAGGCTCCTCTACTTTTACGTAATATGTACTAAGGTAGGCTTTATACGCTTCTCGATACTCTGGACTCAACTCCGCAAGCAGACGTTGGGCCTTGGTGTCTTTGTTGAAGACCATATTTGTACCACATGAGCAATCACTTTGCAGCACAGTAGAATCCGTCTTTATTTCGTACCGTCGGCGTGTACACACGGGACACACCACTAGTTGAGAGTAGAGACAAGATAGTCTAAAGGGGATTGTGTTAATCATGGCCCTACGTACTAGGGTCTTTTGTTGTTCAGACACATTAGACATTGGTCTTCCTTTCTATGTACTTGAAACACTTCTTCGGGAAATCACAGTTCATAGGCGTTTCACCTGCTTCAAACACGTACACCGTAAAAAGCGTATCGTACACCTTGTACTCCCCTTCCCCTGTGTCATACATAACCACCAAACGCTTTGGCGTATCCACAATGTCGTCTGAATTGCAGATGCTTTTCTCCTTGAATAACTCTTTCAACTTCTCTGCCCTGACTCGATTACGGTCAGCTTCCAACATCTCTTGATGATACGTCAAAGCCAAATCCCGTATCCTCGCCAGTGCATCAAACGCTCTTTCAACACGTAGTCGGTCTTGTTGGTCGTAATGTGTATGTTCTCTAGTGCTTCGGTACTGGTGTAATAGAACCTCTTTTGCACGATTTGCAGCAATAGCGATATCATTAGCAGTAGTAGCAGTATAAAGGACTCTACATGTACGGGCAATCTCATCCTGGCCTACAGGACTTTGCAGGAGTATTCCCTGGGGTGTTAGAATCAGTACACACTCTGTTTTTAGGAGTTCAAGTGATGTTGTCATTATCTTGCCTCTTCCTCTAGTTGCGCGGTTAAATCAACTACGCGACGAATACTAGTCAACAATATGTTCTGTGCCGTTTTCGAGAGGCCACTCATCTCTATGTATATCATAATCTCTATCATGATTGCGTTCCTCTCCTGTAGAAGCCTTTCCCACTCTGGCACGTTTCCTACCCCCACCATTCTAATCGGATACTCTTTGGCTACCTGGAACGATGGCCCACCAGTTACGATGGGCCTTGACGCTTAGTGTTTTGAAATTCTCTTCCACCACGCTACACGTTCTTCTTCCAACCACTTACTATAGTTAGAGGGTAAATGTACGATACTCATTGCGGGGGCTTCATCTTTAACCGCCTCAGCAAGTACGTCCTCTTGCCAACTCTGGCGTGTGGGATGCATATGCCGCGCCACATTCTCTAATCGTGCTCTACGCTTCTCCTCTTTCCGCTTGCGTCGTGCTTCCCGTCGGCTAGTAACCTCAACTTCGATTGGGTCAGTATGAGAGTCATCAACCCCCAAAGACACCGTTGCATCCTCTTCCAAGTGTAACACCTTATGCACTACACCATCAACAGATACGAACTCATCCTCATCATTCCAATCATGAGCCTCTACAGTACGAACGGGGGATGTTTCATCAATGAGGTCACCGTAGTAGAGTTTACTACCATCTTCTGCCATCTCACCGATAACTTCTCCCGTTACCTTGTCAATGATTGACATTCCCCAATACTCTTCTGTCTTTGCGGGATAGTCAACTGTGTCTTTTTTGTATAGCTTGTCCCAAAACTTGTCGGTGTAGTCGTAATCGTAGTCAGTTGTAGTCTTTTTATAGGTGACGAGTTCACCCTTGCCGTTCAAGTATGTCCCGTATACAGGGGCATGGTAGGTAGAAAACGTCATAGTCTTGTTCAGCACGTTCTCTGTCGGTTCGCCTACAGTCCAGTCTGCTGTATCCACCACCACTACGTTATCTTGTATCGCTTCAATTGGTTCTGATGCAAAGACCAACCCATGACCATTGTCATTGTAGTCTTCCCACATCACCAAATCCGTGTACATTTGCGTCTTGATTACGAATGGCTCACCACTCTCGAAGCCGATAAACACACCACTTGCCTTACGAACGAGCCGTAGTTTTCCCTCATGTGCTGCTGCAACGGCTAAGGCTTGTGTGTCACTGTAACTGTATGGAATACCCGCTTTTGCCCATTCTGCATTATGCCCGTTGTGTGCTAAGGTCAAGTTTCCGTACTGGAAGGGGTGACAGTACTTGTCATCAACCGTCATACACGATGACAGTCTAGTGTGCCATATTACCCATTCTGCGTCGTCATTTGCGCGGATTAACTTAACAGAGTCTTCCGCCGTTAATGACAAGCCCTTAGTCACAATGACTAGTTTCTTATCAGTAAGGATACCCAACCCATTGCCGTGACCCCCAAACGATTCTTCGAGGGATAAAAGCCATTCAACCAGTACCTCATCAGAGAGGGTTGCCAGGGCCGCTTTATTTGCCATCAGTAATCTACACATAGTTTTCTCCTCTACTACTACTAAATCTTTGTAGCGTGTTTCTTAACCAATCCGATTAATTTGGCAGACAACTCTTTACACCGTGCATCAGTCATACGGGGAGTGTTGTCGAAGTACCAGTCAATCGTATAGGCAATCTTCCGCACTAAGCGAATCAAGTTTCTATACTGTTTCCCATTACGGAATTTACACAGTCTAAACTCAAGAGTTTGGTACGACGTATCCACATTGAATACGTTATACCGTGAGTCTTGTTCATACCTCATACTACAGAAATGGTTGAAAAATCTACCCCACACATCCACAGTCTCTCTTGGGTTGCAAGCCATGTACGCCAACACGGGGCTTAGTATTTGACTATAGTGGCGTTGCAGTAGCGTTTTATGCCGAAGATGCACATGGATATGAGAACCAGACTCTTTACCCACAAGGTGTGCCAATCTGTTGAGCACTGGTATTACCGTCTGCATTTCCAAATGGTCACGATAGATAGGTGACTTGTACTCTGCAAAAACTGTACTATCGTGATGTTTACTGAAATTGTACTTCTTTAGTATCAGTGCTTCACTATAGAACGTGTCACGGTTGTAACGGACAGGGCGTTCATCGTGGTTATACATCCCAAAAGTATTATCCGTGTAGTCATCCATTTCAACAGGTTCCGTACAGGTGAAATCTTGAAATGCTTCCTCATCCCCTATTTCAAACTCAAAGGAAAACGAGGGTAGTTTGTTTGTACGCCCTACCCGTAGGTTGTTGCCATCGTGATAGGATGAATTTTCACTACAATGCCCACAAACGTAATCTTCTAATGAGGGGTAATAGTAACAGTCCTCTTCTTCCTCACACAGCATACAGGTAGCAGTTTCTCTCGTATATCTTGGCATATCCCGTGTCCTCTCTTTCTCTTTAGGCTTACTTATAGTATACACTACTACTAAGAAGAAGTCAATAGCCCATTAGTACCATCAGGCTCCTTCATAGTAGTAGCAACCCCCACCATTCTAATCGGTTCTATCGTAGGGACAGAAACTGGTCAATATCCCAGGGGATACTGTTAACATAAACTGCGAGGTACATAACACCATTCGTGCTACGTATACCCTTAATGAACTCTTTTACATCACTAAGATGCCACTCAGAGTCATAAACCTTTTCCTGTCGTATTTCTGCTACAATCCAGGTTATCGTTATCATCGTTGTTCCTTATACGCTACTAGAACGGAACGGAGCGTCATTGTATGCAGTACTTCATAGAGTACGGGGTAGGTACTTGTGAATGTCCAACAGTTTGACCCACCCCATTGTAAATTCGTGCACTGGTACTCTTGCACAAACTCTAGTACCTCTTTATAATGACTATCCAGATACCAGATAGTGTATCTACTCATCATACGTCAGTATCCCAAATCCATTGACAATTTTGCTACAGTACAAGTGGTTTAACGCTACCAATAACGGTAGTGACTCTCCCTGGTAGTAAAACCAGTACCCTGTACCATCAGGCAAAGGATACCACTCATGGTCAGATGAATAAGGGACAATCACCTCTTTGGTTGTTTTACGGGCTATCATATTCATCACGGGTAGTACGGTTATAACGTGGTACTTCATGGTATGTTATCTCATTTCTATCTGTACACAAAAGCTACACGACATGCACTCATAGATAAGAGTTGGCTTGCCCTTTTTAGGGACTACAACCCGTTCGATATGTTGTCGTTCTTTGTTGCACTTCTTGCCTGTGCACCAGCGATAGAC